CTACTGGGGTTCCTGTTGGGGTTGGCCTAGTGGCTGTTTCGGCAGCAGCAGCGGCAGCGGCAGCAGCGGCAGCATTCCTAGCGACCATCGCAGCATAATCCATATCCTCTGAGCTTCCACTGTTACCAGTATAACCACCGCCCGTAACAGCGTTGTAAGCGTTATCCAACGAACCTCCGCTTCCAAAAGTGCCGCCAGTATTAACACCTAATGCACCACCAAGTGCTGTGTCTTCAAACTTTGTGCCTGTAATACTTTCATACAAACCATAAACGGGAATGCCATCAGGACCGGGGATACCAGCGCCACCCATATCACGCAGCATTTGCTCTTCGGCTGGATTAATGTAGGCCAGCATGTGTGGCTGATCCATTAACTGCGCCTGCCGTGGCACCATGTTAGCAAATGCGCCGTTCTGGCGGGGGGCCGAACCCTGACCGCCCTCAAGATAATCGTTCATCTGGCTCATGTAGCGATTGTTCATGGCTAAAAATCCATTCTGTAATTAACTCTGTATGTTGGATCGCCTTTGTTTGTGTCAGATATTTCAAATCTGCCGCCATTACCAAAGTTCATTCCTACATTGCCAGTATAAATAGGGTCCATACCAGTATACTTTTCTCTCTGTATTCCAGCATCAAGAGCGCCATATTTTGCAGCCATTCCCAGTTTTGTGAAAGTGCCGATATTGGAATTGCTAAAGTTAAATCCATCTGGGAAAGACACGTTTTGTTGTTGCCTTGTCCTGCTACCCATCACGTTGCCGCTTACATCAACTGGGCCTAGCGATGTTTGTCCATCAATCCCGATCCTTATGGTTCTGTTTTCATTATCGATCTCAACAGGGCCATCTTGGAAAGATGAAAATTCTTTCCCGTACCCAGCAAATGGAGTTATGGAACCTAATTTACCATCAATTGTTTTGAAGAAATTAAGATCGGCAGAATAATTTCCAATACCTTTTGGCTGAATATTTAAATCACCAGAGAATGGTAGCTCATCAAGCCCCGTTAATGCTCCAATGTCAGCCATTAGGCCATACCTCTTTGCTGTTCCTGCGCGGGTGGCTGCTGTGTGGGTGGCTGCATGGCACTAGCGATATTACTTAACGCGCCCATATCGCCTGCGCCCATTCGCTGCCGAATCTCAGCAACCTTGTCTATTAAATATTTATTCATGTCCATCGGTGGCGGCTGACCCCCACTTGGGGAGGCAAGCGGGGGCGCACCCGGCTGCGGCGTTTCTTGCGGCAAGCCGCCGAACGCTGCGGGGTTTACAGGGGGCAAGTCATAGGATTGTGGGGGGAACATTCTTCATTGCCTCCATTTGAATTTTTGCGGCGTTCTTTTCTCGCTCTAGCTGCAATTCTGCCTCCAGCTTAGTAACCTTTGCCTGCAAGTCTGCCTGCGCCTTAGCTGCATCGATCTGCATGTCCTGACGCGCCTCTGCCTGCTTAATCTCAATACTGGACTTGGCCTTCGCCTGATCCGCTTGGATTTGCGCCTGCGTTCTGGCTTTAAGTGCCTCTGTCTCAAGCTGTGCAAGCTGCTGTGCGTATTGCAGCGGATTGCCCTGACCCTGCTGACCCTGCTGACCCATCATGCCACGCATGGCCTCGATTTGCTTCATCTGCGGTGCGGCCTGCACAACCTCTGCCGCACGTTGGCTAATAACGCGATCAAGTTCTGGATCGACCTCTTCAAACTTAAACTTGGGGTCTCTGAAGTTTGGCAGTGGCGGCAGTTCCATTGCCACGCCTGCCTGCATTCTGAGGCGGTACAGCAGCGCGATATGCTCCGCGATGTGGGCAATTAAGATCGGCTGCATGGCCTTAGCGCCGGGGTTGCCTGCCAAAGATGGGTCTTGCAGAAACTGCATATGCACCGCGATGTGCGCCTCATGGTCTTGCTCAATAAAGGCGCGGATTGGCTTGCCATACATCACCGACATGTTTTCATCGATGGGGTCCATCTGGACCGCCTCTTCTGGCTTTTTCAAGATTTCATCGATGTTCTGAATGCGGATCGCCTCGTACATGCGCTTGTACGCTTGGTACATATCGTGAAGCTGCGGTGCGGCCTGCGCCATTTGCAGAACGGCCTGCGCCTGCGCGATGCGCTGGGCGGTGCTGAATATGTTGGGATCGGATACAGGCACGATGTCAATGCGCTCATCAAAGTCAGCGGCATATATCGTTTCGGCTGCGCCAGCCCGTGAGAACGTAAACTCTTCTGGCAGATTTTCTGCGTTTAGAGCCGCCAGCATTTTAAATTCTTGGCCCTGCGCGTAGTGCAGGCGCTTGTGAATTGCGCTGAACGCCTTTGATCCCTGCTCAATCAGGGCCACCGTCGATCCGACTGGCGCGTTGGGATTTACGTCACCCACGTTTAGATCGGCTGTGGACGCAAAGCGTTGTCCCGCATCGACCATAAAGCCCAGCAGATTAAACAGCGAACTTGACGGCTCCTTAAACGGCAGGGGCATGATGGCCTTCGTCACGTCATCGACGGTGCTGTCGAGATCGACAAATTCACCGGGGGATACTTGCAGATCGCCGCCAGTGACACGGCCGCGCAGCTTGAACCCGCCCTGCATATTGCTGAATGCGGCACTGTCGAGCAGGGCGCGGAGCGATCCTGTCGCGGCCTTACCCAGACCACCGATCATGTGATACAGGCCGAAGCCATAAAAGCCTAAACCCGGCAGGAACTTGTACGACACAAACCAGTCGCGGCGTTTCTTTAGCTCATCGTCCTCGCGCCAATTGCGCCTGACCGACACGATCTTTTGATTGTCGTAATCGATTGTGATGCAATACGGCAGGGCGACAGCGTTATCGTCCTGATCGTCCTCATCCATTTCCTCGCCATCAATGCCGTCGAACAGATCATAGAGGTGCATTTCCAGCAGTGTGATTACGTCATCGCTGGTGTCGTACTCATCAACTCCCTCGATTTCGCCAATTACGCTGTCGGCTGGATCGATATCTTCGCTGCCGTCATCGATTGTCTGGAGGTAGTAGCCGTTTTGAACGTAGCGATTATATTCGTTTTTCGGCATTCTGATGATGTGGGTGTAGCGTGGGGATGTGTAGAGGTCTTTGCTATCTGGAGCCACGCAAAAGTCTTCGGCCTTGACGAACTGGCTGCACTGCCTGTCGAGATTTACGTCCCACCACACCTTTTTAAACGTCTGGCCGACCAGCGGTAGGTGAAACAGCATTTGATCCAGATCGGGAAAGTATTCGGGCATTTCCTGTGTGATCTGATAATTCATAAATTCTCTGACCCTGCGACCCTGCTCTTCGATTTCCTCATCGGGCTGACCAATGATGACCGACTTGATTGGGCCACCTGACGGGTAAAGCTCTGCAATGGCCTTGGCATTAAACTGGGTTGCCGCTTCTGCGATCAGGGGGTGAACAACGATGGACAGGCCACGGGTGGCTCTCTCGTCTTCGCTTTCATCTAAGCCCCCGTCTGGGTCTAGAGTTTTAAGGCCAGCCTTGTACCGGGTCTTCCATTCATCTCTGGCGGCTTCATCGTTTTCGTAATACGACACAAGCTCCGCGCCCTTGGCCGATAATTCCCGTGCGTCGATCTCTTCTGCGAGGTTTGCATCAAAGCCGCTGTCGCTCTCATCGATATCGTCTAGCTCTGGATCACCGATCAGCACGTCACCGTCTGGAAGGGTTTCGACCATCAGGTCATCTGCGGGTGCGCCCTCGGCAAACGGGATTACATTTGGATCAGCCATAGAGAGTTATCCTTTGCGTCTCTGGTTCATCGTCTTCGTCTGGGTCTGCCGAGTGGCCTAAGAACCAGCCCTTACGCAGTCTTAGCCACGCTTGGGTGCAGGTGTCAACGACATCGTCATTTTTTGCCGCTGGAAAACTGGCACATATTGAGATCAAATCTTCGGCCCATTTGCGTTTCGGGTAGTAAATTCTGCCGTCCTCTAGCAGTGCCGACGATGCGTGGGCGCGAGCCACCTTATCACGATCTGGGCTGTAGGCCAAGACAGGCACCCCAGCCTGCCTCAAGTCATGCAAAAGGCTTGCTCCGCTGGCCTTCTTCTCTATCAAAACTGCGTCTGGCTCCCAGTCATCGTATGCCTCCTGCGCCAGCTTGCGTAGCTCTGGATAGTTAACTTTATCGTACCACATATCCAACACAATCAGGCAGTCGTGACCATTGTGTTTAAACACGCCCCACGTTGTTCTGGCGCTGTAGCTGGAGCTTTCTTTGGTTTCAAAGGCTGTATCCCAAGACTGGATTACATAAGATACTTCGGGTAGCTCTTCGCGCTCCCACGGCACCCACCAGCTTGACTTGAGGATACCACCGCCCTTGGGGCTTGGCCGCTGCTGTAGCTGCCCTGCGGCTGCGTATGAGCCGAGAGACCGCTCTAGGGTGGTCAGGGTATTCTCATCCATCCTGTCGGGCCACAGTAGCTCTCCCTCTTCTGTGCGGGGGTCTGTGAAGCCAAGGCTTGATCTGTTTTGCGTAGGGTGGCCGATTTCGTATCTGGCAGGCAGGCATAGGTGATCCCACTCATTGCCTAGCTCATTTGCGAGTATATGGCCCGTGAGGTCTTGTTCGTGCAATCTTTGCATGATGATGACAAACGCGCCCGTCTGCGGATCGTTAAGGCGTGTCTGCATGGCTTGGTCCCACCACTCCAGAACGCCCTCCCTAACTTTAGAACTATCTGCTTCTATCGAATTGTGAGGGTCATCTATACATATGATATCTCCCCCATCCCCAGTCAAAGCGCCCCCGACACTGGTGGCGATCCTATAGCCTGTGTGATCATTCTCAAATCTTTGTTTCTGGTTTTGATCGTCGGTCAGCTTAAACTTGTCACCGAAGTGCGCCTTGTACCACGGGCTATCGATCAGCCTTCGGCACTTGGTGCTATCCCTGATCGACAGGGAGGCGGCGTAAGACGCATAAAGGAACTTCTTGGATGGTTGTGTGGCCCAAGTCCAAGCAGGCAGCGCCACGGCCACGCTGATTGACTTCATGTGTCGTGGCGGCACGTTGATGATCAGGCGCTTAATTTCGCCTTCTTTTACTGCTTGAAGATGTTCAGATACTGCTTGAAGATGCCAATTATCTTTGAACGGCACACCCGGTTCAATCGTCGGCCATGCGGCTTTCGTAAACTCATGCAGGCTTCGCTTATATTTCTCCGCTCTCACCTGTTCCAATGTCAAGCTGCCCAAAAGCTGCTTCAAGTGAACTGATTTGTTCATCGGATATCCTCGTAAGGTCTAATTGCGTTGTGTTTTTGTTTGTGTTGTCGGTGACAACTTTCTCGACCCACTCACCCTCGCCCCTATTTTTGAGCCAGAACAGCATTGAGACGTTGTCGCCCTCGACGGCTTTATTGAACAGCGTATTGGTCACGGCCTCAATTCCTTGAACCCTCCCCCTTTTTAAGCTGTCCGATAAGTCCGAATTGTTGGATTGATGAAGCATCAATGTGGACTTGCTAATGCCCAGCATTCTGGCGCACTGATCGACGTTTAGACCCTGCGACATATACCGTGTGGCGTTTGCCAACACTTCATCTGATACCTTAAACGGTGGCCTGCCCATTGGTTTTTTCTCAGTTGTTTTTTTCGCCATGATGCGGCCCTCCTGTTATTTCTATATAATGCAAAATTAAATTAAAAAAAAGGGTTGTCGTTCTTATGATAAAAAAACCCCGCCTTGGCGGGGCTTGATGTCAACTCCCGTTAATTGCCATCGATTAAAGGGAGAGCATTGCGATGGCGACAATTGCGACAAGGGTTGCGAAGGCAGCGCCTGCGATAATTTCTTTGCCCCAGCCGTCGGGCTTTGTGTTGTGAATGCTGACGTGGCCTCGCATATTGATTGCGATGTATTGCCCTGATGCTGCGCCCGTCTCACCTTCCTGCGTGTGTATCCACAAGTGTGCGCTTCCCGCACGTTTTGAGCATTCTGGCTTCAGCCATTCTGGCATATCTTGGCTCCAATCGTAGCCTCTGAATTGCCAAGATTTAACGATCATTTTTCTTTCCCTCTTCATATGGTTCGTAATCGCTTCCAAATATCTCGTTTAGCATTGGCTCAAGTGTTTTAAATATTACTTTTCTGCGATCATGTGGTTGAATGTCAGGGTTTTCGCAGACGCTTTGGATAGTGATTGCGATTGCCTGATATGGTTTTATTTTTTTGTTTTTC